GCAAGGGCCAGCAGTACTTCGTGAACAAGTTTGTCGGTGAGGAGGGATTGGCATGCAGAATCTGAAAGCTGAAGTGACCATAACTATTCCAAAGGACATGGTTTTGGTCAATCGGGTCGATTATGAAGACTTGAAGCGGCAGGCTGAAGAGGTCAAAACGTGGTCTGTCGCTGATTTCAAACGGGAGTTGGATATCCCAAAGAATGTCACATGGATTAAAGAATGCCTCCTCAAGCCCAACATCAGCGAAATCAAAAGCTGGTGCACCTTAAAGGAGGGAAGTGGCGGGAGAACAGGAACTGTAATCTTGTCTACCGGGGCTAAGAAGTGGTATAAGGAATTCTTCCCGAAAATTGACTGGGAAGAAAAAATTTGCGAATAGGAGGATTTAGTATGTCGCCAATAAAAATAACGATTGATCAAGAATATGTCGAAAACTTGATCAATAGCAGAATCGATGATCTGCTTAATCAAGATTTGTCAGGCATTACATGGTCGCTCGATGAATTCCGCAAAAAGTGCTGCGGGAATAAATCCAAAGAGTGGGTAGCGCTCTATATCTTCTCGGAATTCAGCGACGAGATTACCGGGACTGATGGCTGGCTGATTCCCAGTCAAGGCAGAGGTTCACAGAACATAATCTTCGCCAAGCCGGCAAAGGAATGGATGGAAGAGAACCGTCAGCGGATTGACTGGCGGGCGAAATTACCAAGATAAGGAGATGAAAAACGTGGAAATAGGAAAAGAAAAGGCCGTCATGGTGCCTGCCAGTACCATGGGTTTGTTGCTTGCCATGGCTAGTAACACGAAATGGGAAACAGAAAATAGTGCATGGCTCGTTGCCGCTGTAACTTCATATGTCAATGATCCTGATGCAGAAAAAGAGCTGCTAGCTTACATTGCAGCGTTTTGTACTTTGGAGACACAAGCTCGCGGTGAGGATGCCAAAAAGTTGATAGACATCACAAAAAAAACGTACGGAGACGAAATGCTTGAAAAGGTGCTTAAGAAAATTGAAGAAATCGAAACTATAAGGAAAAGGAGAAACAAGAAATGAATGCAAAGGACCCATTTGGATTTGAACATACCGACAACGAAATGCGACTTCGAGATGAAGAAGCAAAAACAAAGGTTTTGCTTCTTCAGGAAACTGAAGGGACAAAAAGCCTGATTAAAAAGGCAATTCTAATCAGGCTCTACAAGTGGTTGAAAAACTAATTCTCAATCACTTTCATATAAACAATGTTGTTGGGATTTAGAACAACACAGCCATTTTTTCTCTTACTATTCTCGAATTCGGAGAACGTAACAGAAAGTGTTTTGGCGTTATCCAGTCTAATTTCCCTAGGCTGTGTTTCAACACCATCGACATGAAAAAGTGACGCATTGGCAATTTCGAGTTTGGTATCGTCACTAAAATGTATGTCAACTTTAAACATATGATTTCACCTCCTTTCTACAAGGAGATGGGTCAATTATAACACCAGCAGGAGGAATTATTATGAGTTTGAAAGTAGAAACGCTGAACTTAATCAGCGTGTTAGTTGATGAATTGAAAGAACCGCACGAACCGTTGGAAGAAGCACGGATTATAGCGGCGTTGGGTGATTTATGTAAGGCCTATGAACGCCTTATCTAGTATTTAAAAGGAGGAACAAAAAATGAACGTTTTAGCAGGAATTAAACAGACGAGGAACAGAATCCTCAAGCAGTACACCGTGGGTGATATTGTGCCAGATGATGACTGGTCACTTGAGCAGTCACTTGATACGGCATGGAACAGGGCAAAGCTGATGGAGAGCCTTGAAAGACTGGACGAAGAAAAAGACGCCATCGTAAGGGGGTGATTTTATGGAAGAACAAGATCCGGAAGAAATTGTTAGAGATTTTGTCCGCAATGCTAAAAAAGCCCACAGCGTTCTGTGGGCGTTCGACCAACTCATTTTGAAGGACAGCAAGTGGTGGAAACCTCATGCCGCTCTGCTAAAAATGCTGACTGAATTTGACAAAATCGACGTAGACTAAAAAAACCGCCCGATATAAGGGCGGCACAAAATTAGAACGTGCTAAGTATAGCACACTTTAGGAGGAAATAAAAATGGAAATGAATCAATTACAGAAGCAACAAACACGAAGCATTACATTCAAGGCAAACGGCGATGACGTGACACTTTCTCCAAGCATCGTGAGGGACTATCTTGTCCGCGGCAATTCCAAAGAAGTTACCAGACAGGAAATTGCGATGTTCCTTAACCTGTGTAAGTTTCAGCATCTTAATCCGTTCCTGAATGAGGCCTTCATTGTCAAATTCGGAGATAAGCCCGCACAGCTTATCACGTCGAAAGAGGCCTTCATGAAACGTGCTGAGTCTCATCCTCAGTACAACGGCCTTAAAGCGGGCGTAATTGTTGTGAATAACAACGGGGTTGAGTTCCGCAACGGTGCCTTTACAGTACCGGACTTTGATCAGCTTGTCGGCGGCTGGTGTGAGGTGTACCGCAAAGACAGGGATATTCCCGTCAGGGTGGAGATTTCGCTTAGTGAATTTTCCAAAGGTCAGTCAACCTGGAAGACCATGCCGGCAACGATGATCCGAAAGACGGCCATCGTGAATGCCTTGCGTGAAGCGTTCCCGGAAACTCTCGGAGCGCTCTACACGGAAGATGACGACGGACAAATGCAGATGCAGCAGACAAAGAAGCAGGTTCAGGCGACCGAAAACAGCAAGGCCAAGAACAAGGCTGACGCCCTGATTGCAGAGGCGATTGATCCGGAACACGTTCAGCAACAGGAAACGGAAGAATTCCAACGCGAACCGCGCCCGGTAGATTTGTTCAATCCGGCAGAAGAATACTCAAAAGGAGAATGAAAAATGGAACTTACAGCGGAAAACTACTACGATAACGCGACAAGCTTTGACTACATGAGTACGTCGCTCTACAAGGACTTCCGAAAATGCGAGACCTTTGCCCTGGCGAAACTGAACGGAGAATACATGCCCGTCATGGATCCTACCGCTCTTCTCGTAGGAAACTACGTGCACAGCTACTTTGAGAGCGAGGCCAGTCATTCTGCATTTATCGAGAAAAACAAGGATGCAATGATGACCAAGAGCGGTGCGCTTCGTGCTCCGTACAAGGTCGGCGACAACATGATTAAGTGTCTGGAGGCTGATCAGGTGTTCACTAACCTGTACAGTGTCGGAGAGAAGGAAGTGATTGTGACTGGAGATATCTTCGGCCGTCAGTGGAAGGGTAAAATCGACAGTCTCAATCTTGACAAGCAGTACTTCTGCGACATTAAGACCACGGCAGACATTCACAAGGGGTTCTGGGATAAGGAGGAGCATCGCAAGGTGCCGTTCATCAAGGCATACGGGTATTACCTTCAGATGGCGATATACACCGAGCTCATCAAGCAGACGTTTGGCGTTGAGTGCCAGCCGTTCATCTTTGCGGTGTCAAAGCAGACACCATGCGATCATGACGCTTTCAGTTTCAATTCCGAACAAGATCAGGAGTATCTCAAGGAGGCTTTGGAAGACGTCAAGGAACATCAGGATCATATTGCTGACCTGATTGCCGGCAGAGCTGAACCGGAGCGGTGCGGTCATTGCGAGTACTGCAGGGCGACGAAGCAAATCACGGCGTTCACAAGTGCTGCGGATATTGAAGTTGAGTAAGGAAGTTTGGGCAGTGGCCGTATGACACCGGACGGGTGGGATGCCCGAATCGGAAAGGAAGGAGAGATAGTCATGAGAGTGGAGAAGATGAAGCGTAGCGGATTCACAATCATCAATAACGGCGTGCTTAATAACACCCAACTGAGTTGGAAGGCAAAAGGTTTGTTTGCTTATTTGTGGTCCCAAAGTGATTCATGGGATTTCTACGAAGTTGAGGTTCTGAAGCATTCTACTGACGGGAGAGCTTCGCTTAGAGCGGGGCTAAAGGAGTTAGAAGAGCACGGATATCTTAAACGATATCGAAACAGGGATGATAAAGGAATTCTTCGTGAAAGCAAGTGGATTTTGTCTGAACAGCCTATGTTCGATTTTCCAAAGTTGGATAAACCTACATTGGATAAACCTACATTGGATAATCGAACACTAACAAATACTAACCAAAACAATACTAACTTAAACAATACTAACTTAAACGAAGACGCAGTCGTTGATACTAGTTTAGTTAACATAGTGGATCAGCCGGAAGAAGAATCAATCGACGACGACGGCTTCGGAAAGATCGTTGAATTTTACCAAGAGAATTTCGGCATGATGAGCAGCTTCCTGTACGACGATATGCGCCATACGTATAACGAATGGCAGCAACAATCAAAGGAGCCTGATCTTATCATCATCAAGGCGATGAAGATTTCCCTGGAAAAGAATGCCCGTAACTGGAAGTTCGTTCTGGGGGTTCTAAGGCAATGGGAAGGGAAAGCCCGCACACTTGCTGATGCGGAAGCACTGGAGGCAGAGCACGGCAACCGTGGTCGTACCAGACAGGCAAGACAGAATGGACGGCGCGCTCCTGCCGAGAACAGTCTGGAGAAGCACAATGCCGAGCTGGACAGGCTGACCGAAGAGCAGAATGCCAACTTCGACATGGAGGCGGAACTAGCCGAGATTGAGCGCATGAGGGCCGAGAGGAAGATGAAGGCATGAGTGCTGAAGACGATAGTGGAAACGATTATGGAAGAGGAGGACGACGAAGAACTTGATCTTGATGAAAATGACGGGGATGTGCTGAGACGTATTATGAAGGAGGATAACGAGAATGACAAATGATTTAGTGACCGAGCTGAAAGCTCTGATCAAAGAAGGGAGCGGTTATAACCCAACCATGACTATCGAGCCGCTGGAAGATAGTGAGTGGTGCAGTATAACCACATCATCCATCGATGTTTGTGGGGACAATGTTGTCATCTATGCACGGCGAATGAACGGAATGATCGAATTAAGTGATTTCGGGGTAACGGATTTAAATATCGACGACGAATACAAAAATATAATCAAGATAGAATGCAAGATCTGGCACTTGATTTACGGCCTTGGAAAACGCACTGACATTCATACAGCTGCAGCAGCACGGCCAGAAGATTTCTGCTATGCCTTTGCGCAAATAGACTGGGCTACCACAAGCATTAACAACATAGCTGCTTATCAACTTAAGGAGGGAGATTACGATGATGAAGGCGAAGAAATATGATTTTATCAACAATTATAAGCAGTGGATTGACGGAGGGAAAGGAGAACGTATTAGTGCGAAATACACCTCATGCGGCTTCACACTTTGGAAAAAAGGTTGTCATCGACGGTCTTAAATTTGATTCGATGAAGGAAGCAAGCTTCTATCAGCTTTATCTTAAGCCGAGCGGCTACCAGTTTACCACACAGGAACGATTTACGTTGCTTGAGACATTCCCCCTGGAATTAGTCAAGCTTCGTCAGACGGTTTATAAGAGCGACTTTGTCGTATATGACAAAGTCGGGTCAATCAAACACGTGTATGACGTCAAGAATGGTTATACAGAGTACGCCATAGACCAAAAGTCTAAAATAAAGTTTTCTCTGTTTGCGAGAAAGTACGGAATTCCTGTTGAGGTCGTTGTCATGCGTAAGAACTACTTCAATGTCGCCATTCTGGGCACCACGAAAAAAGTCAGGCCAGTGTCGATGGTCAACATCGATTATGACTGGCAGGACATTATCAGATAATCACACCATGGCAAACCAAACACTGCATTTGCCATGGGCACGGACCCTTAGCTCAGTCGGCAGAGCAGACGGCTCATAACCGTCCGGTCGCAGGTTCGAGCCCTGCAGGGTCCATCGCCCCTATATGCTCCGGGGCGAAAAAAGATATTAGTCTCACATTTGACTTTGAGAACGCAAGCATTGACGGGTTTAGATACTCACAATTGAAAACTTGAAGTGTAGCGCAAATCGGGTCATAGCACGCGGACATCATGGTCAGCGCTCAAAGCGTAACGCGTGCATAGCCGGGGCCGCTACTGAGCGGCGGCCGACGGAACCGGCTAATTTCTGCCCGACCAAGCGGGCAGAGCCTACTTTAAGAAGTAAAGAGACATGTACGGATATGTAAGCTCAGGCGTGCCGGAAACGGTCCATCTCATGATGAGGAGGTTCGAGTCCTCTGCCGGCGCATTGATTGAAAGGAGGGGAGAAGATGAAAAACTACTTAGTGACCATTAAAATCGGCAAGGTCATCACAAACAAGTTGGTCAAAGCTGAAACTGCTGAAGAAGCAGAGAAGGAGGCGCTTAGATGCGCATCACAAGAGACTACGGACTTACCAGCTCCAAATTAGAACATGATTTGTTGGCAAGACTGGACAGAGACATCGCCAGAGAATACATGATAAGCGCAGAGAATAAATGTAGCGTAAATAAGGTAAATGGACGTAAATGTACTAAAAGCTTTGAGAGGCGAAAATATACGCATGTATGGAAGGAGAGTTTGAACAATGATTACTAAAATTGATTTTAAAAACTCTAAACTGTGTGACTGTTGTCATACCAAAATTGCTACTAAGCTATGCGATTACATCGTGGGATACTGGGATGTATCTTTTATATGCGGTCGTTATTCCTATAACGAATTTGCTAATCAGAATCGATACGAAACGTGTGATTTAAATCTGTGCGATGATTGTGCACATAGACATAACGGGTTCGATTTTTGCCCTAATCACTGGAGATTGCTTCAATTGGCCAAGAAGAGGGGCAGTTTTAAATTAAAAGGAGAATAAAAAATGAATGAGGAAGAATTACTCAGACAACTGAAACACAATCTGGTGATATTTGCTAAAGACTATAGACGTATTTTTAAAGAGTATAAAAATGATAAAGATCAGCATTTAAGTTGGAGTTATAAAACAGCAATAGGACTAGCAAGAATATCTGGCCAAGACGTAATGACCAATTTAGGAATGCTTGAATATTTATGGGACAAAAAAGCTGAAGAACATGATGAAAAAATCAGACAAAAGTTAAAAGAAGTTAAAAGAGCAAAAGGGGAAGGAAAATTCCGATGAAAGAGATGAATGAACGTATTGTTTTTGCAGCATTCTTTACATGGGGTGTTGTCATGTATCTGTTTTACAGGTGGTGGTTAGCGGATTGATTGTGTACAGGAAATAGAAGATGATTAGAGGCATCCCTCAATAACTTTTTCAGGCTAGCCCCTTTTGCTGAGAACAAAAAAAGGTTGCCACCTCCTTTTAACGCATCTTATCACAGCAAGCTGTGATTTTCCGATGCTAAAGGAGGTGACAACCTTGGAACAAATCATTTTGATTCTCATTTTAATCTATTTGCTGATAAATAGCAAGTAGGGCTAGCCTGAAGGGCGCGCGTCAAAGCTAACGCATTGGCGCGCGCCCCTTGGGAGGGATGAAGCACGGGCCGTTGAGTTTTGAAAAAATGCGAAAAATTGAAATTTGAGCCTGTTTCAAGGCGGGAAATTACAAAGGAGATGTAATTTTGAAAAAGACATTGAAGGATTATTGCAGAAATCACAAGACAAAATACGGATTTGACAATCCAGTTGCACGTGAGGCCAGCTGCCTTGGTCATCTGGAAAGCTGGGTTGAACAGGCAGTGAAGGAATACGAGAATTCGGGTCAGATAACCGCCGATACAAGGCTCTGGATCAACACCAACATCAAGCGCATGCAGGAATTCCTGGACGAACTGGAGGAACGGCAATGAATGACATGAATAAATACGGGTGTTTGTTGTCGTTGGTGTTTCTTGTTTGGTGCATGCTGATGTATCTGATGTGCAACTGGCTTGCGAGGTGAGACGATGGTATTGAAGTTTGGAAAAGCGGTTACGATGATTGTGGAAAGATATGGCTGGAGTGCATTTGACAACTTGAGTGCAATTAATGATCCGGATCTTTGCAAGGCTGTTGAAATGGTTCGGAAGGTCAGGAAGAAAAAGGACGATATACATGCGAATAAAACTGGTGCAGACTTGCGCCGTGCACGTCCGCCACGCGAGAAAATCGAGAAAATGGTTGATAAGGGAATGACTTATGCCGAGATTGGAGAGGCAATCGGTTCCACTCCCGAAGCGGCAAGCAAGACTGTCAGGAAGTATGGGTTGTCAGAAAGATACTGGCTTGCGCATGGCATGTACAATCTCATCAAATCAGATCCCTATCGCAAGTTAGTTGAGAAGAAGAAAGCTGAGCTGAAATCCTTGATTAATCAAGGAGCCACCGATGCCGCCATAGGTGCGGAATTAGGAATGACCGTCAGTCGGGTCAAGTACTGGATTAAGGAATGGAATCTAGGGCGTAGGAAGCATATTATCACAACCGATTGTATGCAGGAACAACAGTATGCCGTGAGAGTTACTGGTACCAGGCGAATGTGGTATGTCAGAGGCGAGAACGGACAGTTGATGACCAGGATTGAAAACGGCATCCCTCACGATAAGTCTGGCACGTGGACGTTTGAAGAAATTAAGGCTCAGGGCCTTGAAAACGTGGCACGGATCAGAATCTAATAAAAAAAGCCGGTCCTTAAGGCCGACTCTCTATGATATCGCAATCTAATTATATCAAAAAGGGAGTGGCGTTGTGGACGATTTACTGATTGAAATTGACAACATTGACTACAAAGCAACCGCAAGGAATGTGAAGGAGTTCCTGGACAAGAAGCTGCCACGCATTCTCAGAATCGCGAATGCAAGTCCGGCTAACCTTGCGTCGCCAGTCATTAGCAACATGCCCGTTGTGCGTGATGATAGCGTGAACAACATCGAAAGGAAGATGATTAGATACATTGCAGCGCAGGACATAATCATCGGGGTATCTCAGGCGTTCAGTCACTGCTCTCAGACGTCATACTACATCCTCAAGGCACGATACGTGCAAGGTCTTCAGAACTGGCAAGTCATTGATACAATGTATTGCGAGCGTGCAACGTACTATAAGCTGCGAGACAAGGCATTCAACGAATTCGCCGACTGCTTTGAGATGCAGAAAGGATGCCCTGATCTGCATGTATACAAATAGAACGATTATAAAATGTTATTAAGAAGCAAGGCAACAAGCCTTGTTTTTTTATATTTTTAACAAAAAATGCTTGAAAATCATTGACGATACACCTTAAAAGGTGCATTATATAATTGTAAGGAGGTGAGATAGTGAGACAGAAGCGTTCTAGGAAATATCTTCCCAAACACAAAAAGGCCTCGAATGTGAGACCTTTAGACATAATCAATGTTTCCATTGCAATCGTTACATTGATTATCAAAATCCTGGAATGGCTTAGCGAGTAAGCCGGAAAGGAAGGGGCAGGGCCGGAAATGGCCGAGCCTCTCTTTCCCGTAGTATATCATAAGATTGGAGGGATTGGAACATGGTAACCAGGAAAAAGCTGCAGATAATAACTATAGTCTGTTGGGTTGTTATAATTATCATCGAATTGCTTGAGCTGTTGGGAATCAGGCCGTAGAAAAGGATAAGGAACTTGATATCATGAATAAGCAGGAAAAGAAATATTATATCTCAGCTGCTGTGGCAATTGTGTTAGCAGTGATACTATGGGTGTTTAAGACAATCGTGATTGAAAATTAGACGATTACCGGACAAATGCAAGACTAACATCATACACTTTGCAGACATATCAGGTAGTATGATGATAGTATCGAAGGTTCGGCAGTTGGGAACAGGAGTGACCGTTATGTCAGAATTGTCAGATGCAAAGAGGAAAGCCAATAAAAAGTGGAACGAAAAGAACAAGGAGAAGTCAAGGAGGTATCAGTACAGATCCATGGCAAAGTCGTATGTCAGAAACTACGCTGACGAAAAGGACCTGCTTGAACTTAAACAGATGATAGAGGATAAGCTTGATGGTAAATTACAGTGATATATCTCAACTGGTAAGAGATGTTACGGAGCTTGTCAGAAAGTCCAGGGACGCTGAACTCATTGCGAAGGCAACCGAAATGGCCAAGGCAATCAACGAACTTGTTGTTGAGAACATTGAACTTGAAAACCGGCTCAATGAAAAATTGAATCTCAGAGAACGCGGCCATATCAGTGATGATGGAAGAATGTACTGGGTAGAAGGGGAACACGTTCCGTATTGTAGTTATTGTTTTGAAGTTGACGGAATTGTGAAACATATGATTCCAAGTGATTACGGTTGGGTTTGCGAAAGAAATCATACGAGGTGATTAGATTGGAAGCTACTGAAGCAAGAGCTCTGGAAGCATTGAACAAGCTCATCAAATATAACAGGGATGCAAATCACAACTTATACGTTGACAGGGATTTGCTGGACATAACAATCAAGATTAACGAGCTTGTTGTTGACAACAGCAGAATGAGAGAACAACTAAGGAAAATGGATGAATAATTCAAGAGGTCAGTCTTAACGGCTGGCCTTTTTTGCAGCAGAGAAAGGAAGAAAATTTTGAAAGACACTGTATTTAGACGTGTGGTAATCAACCGCGAGGATAATAAAGTTGTTGTCGGCGCCACAGATGAAATGACAGGCGATGAGGTGTTTGAACTCGTTGCAGAAGGGCTTAGAGCATTAAAGCAGCGGTATGAGGTTGATTCCAAAACAATGCTTGTATATCTTGAAAGTGTGATTGACAATGGGTAGATACAGACGTTGTCGTTATACTGGTTGTCATGCGATGGTAGCATACCCTGATCATTATTGCAACGAGCATAGTCAGTATGAAGCCGAGTATCTAGCCAGGCGGAACCAGTGGGGCGTCAGAAATGAGATGCATGCCAAAAGACATAATCGGGAGTACAACCGGACAACGCGTGTGAGGGATGATGTCAAGGCAGAGCAGAATAAATTCTATCATACAAGACAATGGCGTTCATTGAGACACTATGTACTTGAACGAGATCATTATGTATGTGGATACTGTGGAGCATTCAATGCAGGAATCGTTGATCATATCGTGCCGATTGAGTATGACAAGAGCATGATGACTGATGCAGACAACCTTACAGCATGCTGCAGAAACTGTCATATGATCAAGAGCAGATGGGAACGGGACTATTACGGGACTGGTTCGCAGAATGAATTGAAGCAGGTCGGCAAGGTGACGGATTTGAAGTTATTACGGGAGTTGCTGAAAAGCCGTGAGAGGCTTTTTAAGCATTCCTAATCATTGCGAGTATGGATTAACTCAATCTGTTTTATTTGTTAATCCCCCCGCCCTCATGCGCCGTGAGAAGAGCTACACACAGTGCCCATGTCTTACGTCGCGCGAATTTTTTGAAATTTTTAAAAGGGGGGGCTATCCCGGAGAAAGAGAGGTGAAAGTTGTGGCAACTAAGCCATATTATCTGCAGAATGACGGCAAAGTTTCCAGAACTCCGCCGAATTATTTGGGAACGTTAGCTAAGGAATGCTGGCGTAAGATTGTTCCTTTTCTCGAAGCGACAGAACGTGTTGAAAGAATTGATACTAGTTTGGTTGAGCAGTACTGTACACAGTACGATATATACAGAGCTGCATACCATGATGTCAAAGAAAATGGTATCCAAACGCCTATGTACAAGACTCTTCAGGATCAGATGGGGGAAATCATTGGCAAGGAGTTTGCGGGATTTAGGAAGAATCCAGCTGTCATGACTATGAAGGATGCAAGCAACCAGCTTAATGCAATTGGTGCTCAGCTTGGATTGTCACCTAAATCCAGACAAGAACTAATGACGATTGCTGCTAAAACTGATAAATCGGCTACAGATGAGCTGAAGGATTTCTTTAAATAAGCTAAGGAGGTGATGGAATGCAGAAAATAGACCTTGTGCAATCGCACGATGTGATCGGTATGTATGAGAAACTTGATTTTAATCAAGAGCGAAGAAAATATACGGACCCTGGTACAGTGTATGCATTTGATGTGCTTGACGGAAAAATAACAACAGGATACCTCATTAAACTTGCTGCATTTCGTCACTTGAGAGACTTACAGAGACAAGGTCAAGCTGATTTTCCATATACTTATGATATTCACGAATCGGAAAAGCTGTTGAAGTTTGCTTCTATTTGTCCAAATGTTGACACAGGAGAGCCTACTAAGCTTATGGACTGGCAGAAGTTTATTTTTTCAATGCTTTTTGGTTGGCGGAATCGGGAAGGAGGCAAGAGATTTACGCGAGCGATCGTTTCTGTTGCTCGTGGACAAGGAAAAACGTATTTGATGGCTATTTTAATGTGCTATTCGTATCTGATAGAGAGCCTTGGATTGTCCAATCAGGATTATCTGGTTGCTTCGATTAATTTTAAGCAAACTAACAAGTTGTATGGCTACATTAAGTCTATGCTGCGTCAGATAGCAGTTACAGAACCTTTTAAATCTTTAGCTGACGAGACGGAGCTATCAACGCAGTCTGATCAAACAATCGAAAAAAGGACGAATAATGTTCTAAGAGCCATCTCGTTTGAGTCTGGACAGTTCGATTCTTTTCACTTTACTACAGCTATCGTTGACGAAATTGGTGAAGTAAAATCGCGTGACAAAGTTTCAAAAATTATCTCGGGTCAAGTTAAAATCAAGAATAAACAGTTTATTCAGATATCGACGTCATATCCTGATCCAAGCGTTCCTTTCCATGAAGATCAGAAGATGTTGCAACAGGCGATGGAGCAAGATTGGAATCGTGATGCGGACAGCTATTTAGGCTTAATATGGGCTCAAGATGACTTAGACGAGACTTTCAAAGATGAGACTTGGGTTAAGTCAAATCCTTTGCTGCAATTGCCAGACCAACATGATGTACTGTTAGCAGGTCTCAGAGACAAGCGCGACAGTGACATGTTGTCCGGAGTTATTTCCGATTTTCAGAACAAGAATTTGAATCTTTGGCTGCAGGAGTCAACCGATAGTTTCCTGAAACTTAACGATATTGAAAGTGCGATTATTGATAACTTTAGTTACGATGGACAGGTTGCTTATCTTGGATTTGACTATTCAATGTCAAGTGATAACACAGCGTTGGCGTTCGTTATTCCGTACGCGGACACAACGGGTAGAAAGTGGCATGTCATGCAGCATTCTTTCATACCGTGGCAGAGAGCAGGATCCATAGAGGCGAAAGAAAAACAAGACGGGATCAATTATAGGGATTTAGCCAAAAAAGGTTATTGTACGATAACAGCGCATGAACAAGGTCTAATAAGCACTGAACAAGTATTTAACTGGTTGGTTGATTTTGTTGATGAACATAAGTTGAAAGTTGTATTTTTTGGATATGATGCCATGGGGGTCAATGAATTTATCAAGCGCCTTGAATACAATACAAGTTATCCATTGCAGGCAATCAGGCAGCGGACGGGTGAATTAAAAGATCCTACTAAGTTTCTGCAGAAGATATTTGTAGAAGGTTCGGTAACAAGATTTGACGATAAAATTATGGAGAAAGCATTGATCAATGCTCAGTTATATGAAGATAAAGTTGGAATTCAGGTTGATAAGGCCAAAGCAACGCTTAAAATCGACGTTGTGGATGCGATTATTGACGCCATGTATCAGGCTATGTACCATTTTGAAGATTTCGGAATTGTAAATGACAAGAGCAATGAAGTTGATTTGCTTACCGAACAAGATGTTCTAGACTGGTTTAACTCAAATGACAGTGATTATACGGATTAAGGAGGTGATGATTATTTTAAAATTTTTTCAATGTATTTGGAAAGTGATTGACGTTATTTTCTATGTAGCATCAATCGCTTTTTTTGTTTGGGGTTTCTTTCGTGTGAGCACCACGGTCGGAATTTTTTCGTTGGGATTTGCTTTCATCATCTTAGGGCTGCTTAGTGAAGCCATTGCAGGGCAGAAAGGAGGCGGTAGGTAGTGCCTATTTTTAATTTGATGTCCGTTCCTGACTCTGATAATTATACGGTTGCCAATTTTTTAACCGGAGAAACTGAAAACAATTATGTTTCGGCTAGGCTGGCATTGCAGAACTCAGATGTTTTCGCAATCGTCAACCTCATTTCAGGAGACTTGGCTACGTCTAGAATACGTGCGTCAGCATCTAGAATGCAGGGTATGATTGACAATCCAACTACAATGTCCAATGGCCATCTGTTCTGGAAGTCTGTTTTCCTGCAGCTACTACTAGGCGGAGAAGCCTATGTATACCGATGGCGCAACAGAAACGGGGTTGACTTGAGGTGGGAGTATCTCAGACCGTCACAGGTTGACGTTTTCGAACTGGATGACGGCTCTTCGCTTGTCTATAACGTCACGTTTGACGAGCCGGGAATCGGAATTGTCAACTCGATTCCTCAGTCTGACATGCTGCACTTCCGGCTTATCAGCAGAAACGGCGGCAAGACTGGCATTTCTCCGCTTGCATCGCTGTCTTCGGAGATGGCAATCAAGAAGGCCAACACGAATCTGACATTGACTGCGCTTAAACAGGCAATAGTATCGCCGGGCATTCTGACCATCAAGAAGGGCGGCCTGCTTAATGAGAAACAGAAAGCCGCTCGATCAAGGCGTTTTATGGCACAGCAGGAGTCATCTAATTATGGTCCCGTGGTGCTTGATGACCTTGAAGACTACAAGCCGCTTGAAATCAAGTCCGATGTGTCGGCGTTGCTCAATCAGACTGACTGGACGGCTAATCAGATTGCCAAGGTATACGGGATACCGGACAGTTATCTGAACGGACAGGGTGATCAGCAGTCATCACTTGACCAAATCAAGGGAATGTACACGAACGCTCTTAACCGCTACATGGGGACGATTCTCGGAGAGTTGAACAACAAGCTGAATTGTCGGTTCACTGCTGATTTGCGTCCTGCTGTTGATCCACTGGGAGATGGCTATGCAACAAAGATTTCCGAGATGGTCAAGACCAACGCCATTGACGGCAACCAGGCGCGATACATTCTGCAGAAATCCGGCTACTTCCCGGAAGACATGCCTGAATACTCGGGAATCTCGAAGGGAGGTGAAGACAATGACAGTAATTGAAGTCAAGGCGGATATTGTTGATAACGATACAGGTAAGTTCTATGACTGGATAGGATGGGATGCGGTATATCCTGGCAAGGTCTCTACTCTGCTTGACGGTGCCGATGAAGTTGAGGTCAACATCAATTCGAACGGTGGTGACGTGTTTGCCGCGTCAGAGATTTACACGCTGCTGTCACAGCATTCGGGCAGGGTTACGGTTAACATTCAGGGTCTTGCCGCGTCAGCTGCGTCAGTCATCGCAATGGCCGGCGATGTAGTGCATATCAGTCCTACGGCGCAGATCATGATCCACAAAGCGTGGACGATTGCTGACGGCAACGCTGATGATATGGCTCATACGTCAGAATTTCTTGAAGGAATTGATGATTCAATCATGAATGCATATGTTGCCAAAACAGGGCTCAACAAGTCGGAATTGTCAAACATGATGGCCAAGGAGACGTGGCTTACTGCAAATCAGGCGGTCGACTACGGTTTTGCTGATGACGTTATGGACTTTGGCAGATCAAGAGAGCCCGTACTTAACTCTATCGGTTATCCACAGGTCAGCCGAGCCGTTGTGGACAGATGGAAGAAGGCCATGGCAAGCGCAGAAGCCTATGAAAAGCAGAAAAAAACTGCTGAAAATAGAGATGCGGAAATTGTTGGAAAGAAGAAGCTGCAGGCCAAGATTGACCTGCTTTTTTAGTAGAAAGGAAGTAAAGCAATGCACGTAATGAACGTTAACGAATTGAAGCTGGCCTTCGATGAAGCCGGCGCAAAGGTACAGGAGCTCGAAGATAAGCGCGCCGACCTCATTCTTGACCTGAAGAAGGATGCAGATTCGCATTCTGCAGACGAACTCAAGGCCGTCAAGGATGAGTTGTCAAAGGCTGTTGTAGTCCGGGACGCGGCAGAAGAGGCATATGCCGACGCCCGAGCGGAACAGGTCGCAAACATGAAGGCAGAGGACAGGGAGCCGCTGACTGCCGATGAGAAAACACTCAAGAACAAGTTCGTATCAGATTTCAAGGATATGGTTACAGGCGCAAAGGTGTTCAATAAGGTTGATTCCACTGTTGATACGTCCGGTTCAGCTGCAGGATTGACGATTCCGGAGGACGTGCAGACGACTATCCACGCCCTGGTCCGCCAGTATGACGCTCTTCAGAATTACGTTAATGTTGAAGTGGTCGGTACTGCTACCGGTTCCCGTGTCTACGAAAAGTGGTCTGATGTCACACCTCTTGCTTCGATTGATACGGAAGATGCGAAGATTGGCGACAATGACGATCCAAAGCTCACAACGGTCAAGTATGTCATTAAGCGCTATGCCGGCATTACTACGGCCACAAATACGCTGCTTGCAGACACGGCGGAGAACATTCTCGCCTGGCTGACCGGCTGGATTGCCAAGAAGGTTGTCGTAACACGTAATCAGGCCATTCTCACCAAGATTGCTGCTTTCGAGAAGAAGCCGACACTGGCCAAGTGGGATGACATCATTGACCTTGAAAACTCTGTTGACCCTGCCATCAAGGCAACATCGGTCTTCATGACAAACTCTTCCGGCATGAACGCTCTGCGCAAGGTCAAGAATGCAATGGGTGACTATCTTATGCAGCGTGATGTCACTGAACCAGGCAAATACACAATTGACGGCTACCGTGTGATTGAGATTTCAGACCGTTGGCTTGCCGATAATACTGGATCACACCCGCTCTACTTCGGTGACCTCAAGCAGGCGGTCACACTCTTTGACCGTCAGGCTATGTCTCTTATGACAACTAATATCGGTGGTGGAGCGTTCGAAACGGATACAACCAAGATTCGTGTCATTGACCGCTTTGATGTCGCCTCAACTGATGCCGAAGCGTTTGTTCCCGGCTCGTTTAAGAGCATTGCCGATCAGTCTGCTAATTTTGCAGCAACTTCCACAGCTTCTAAATAAGGAGTGATTTAGATGGCGGTTAGCTTAGAGACATTGAAGGATTCGCTGCGAGTTGATGATACTGTTGATGATGAATTGCTGACCGGCTATCTTGATGCCGCTTCGTCATTCATCATGAATGCTGTTGGGGCCGATGACGCAAGCTATTACGATAACAACGGCCGGTTTGACACGGCCGTTCTTGCGCTTGCGTCAACGTACTACATGTATCGCATGACAGCATTTACAGGCTCGGTTACTACAATCAACGCAACTATGAATTCGCTTATAGGACAGATGCGCGGGGAGGTGGCGGCACTTGAAGAATCTCAATCCAAGCCGGATGAGGGGTAAGGCCTCATTTGGGCATATGGGAGCAATCGACAGGAAAAATCCCAACACAGGACGTCCGATTCAGGGGTTTGTTCCCGACTTCTCCGTATGGTATGGAGAGTATTCCCTGTCAATGGCCGACAGTATTGCATACCACGGCATTGACCAAAGCATAGCGATGGTCATCTTCGTTCGTCACAACCATATCTTGAGCGACAAGTTCAAGGTACAGATCAGCGGCGAAGTTTATGACATTGTGAACATCAAGGAAGATGACGGTATTCCGCCGGTCGGATTTGACTTGATTACGCTGAAGAAGGTGGATAAGAATGGGTAACTCAAACGGTGTTAACTCAATCGGTCACGAAGAGTCATTTGAAGGAGTGCTTACCAGATTGGCCGAAGGGCTGACACTGGAGGACAGAAAACGTGCCAATAAGGCCGGTGCTGACATCTTTGCCGCAGAACTTAAGGCGAAGACACCTCGCTCTGACAGGATATACCATGACGGGACACCCCATATTCAAGATGCGGTGCTCGTCATTACAGAGCCGAGTGGACGTGTTGACGTCGGCTACTCGGATGAGTCAAAGCGTGGCTATATTGCACGTTTCCAGAATGACGGCTGGATAGCGACTGACCGCAACGGATACAGTCACAAACACGTTCCGGGTAAGCATTTCTGGGAGGCGGCCGAGGTTGCCTCAAAGGACAGAATACAGGAAGCTATCAGGCAATCTCTGGAAGATGCCTTTGCAAGGAAGGTGAGTGGCAAATGACACCTGCCTCATATGTTTATGGAATTCTTGCTGATAACATTGATTCAATTCCAGGTCTTAAGTCAGATGATATCTGCACGTTCTACGTGGACGATTCTGCAGGTTCCGATGTGATTGTGCTGATTACAGAAGAACCGGGAATGGGTGATGATTATGGCAACGACAATATTCTATATGCTAATAAACGGATACAGATTGATTTCTACTATCCTAAAGATTATGAAGAAGACATGAACGCACTGGAACAGAGCTTGAAGAAGGTACTTAGAGACAACGGAGTGTACTGTTACTCCGATGCGGGACATGTCTTGAGTCTGGATAGCAGGAACATTACTAACACACTTAAGTTCAACATTAAAATGGAGGTCTGAAAATGGCTGTAGTAGGTTTATATACAACTTATGTAGGAATCAAGGGCGAAGACGGGAATGTCATCGTCGGCGTGGACAAGGGCGGAGTTTCTGAAACCGGTGTCTACGAAATTGATACATCGAAGAAGAACGGTAACCTTGGTGCAACGACCGCCAACATCACGGGTCTTTCAGGCACGGTTACAAAGGTTTACGGCAATGACGCTCTTGTGGATGTAAGTAATCCACCGTCTGCACCGTCCGTAGCACTGACATACAATCAGATCAACGTTGCGGTCAAGCAGGCACTGCTTGGTCGCAAGCTTGTAAATGGCGGTTATGTCGATACTGATGATACCGTAGAGAGTGCTCTTATCGTTGCGTCTCACGACGAAATCGAAAACAAGGCAATCTATTTCGCCTTTCCTCGTGGTGTTTTCAACGAAACTCAGCAGAATGTTCAGTCCAACACTGACACGGCTCAGACTAGAGAAACTGAGCAGATGACATTTACTGCACTTGCTTCTCCCGCGCTTGGCAACAAGACATACAAGATTTACTATGAAGGCGCAAAGGATTTCAGCATGAAAAAGATGTTTGACGAGGTTTTCGGCTCTGCACAGACATTCATCAAAGCTGATACTCAGCATTCGGCACCGCAAGTTTCAGAATCACACTAGTTGATCAGACAGAGACGAGAAATGTGAGACGAATTACAGAAAGGATGTTTAATAAATGGCAAAGGTAGTAAAGATTGATGGCACCGTTCTCGGCTTCCCTGAAAAGAACTGGAAACTGATTGACTCAAACGCAAACGTGAAGAAGTTTATCAGGAATTTTACCGAATGGAATGACAATTTACTTGAGCTGGATGAAAATCCAATCTCCTTGATGAACTTCATTGTCGATAAGGTTCCGGACATTCTGGAAGACATGCTGGAGCTCAGCAAGACGGAGCGGAAGAAGCTTGATGAGGCTTCGTTCTCCGACCAGTATGATGTGTTTCGTGAGATGGCACGTCAGTTTCTGGGCATTGACATGGGGTCGCTCAATGATGACGGTGATGAGGTGACTGAAGACCCAAAAAAGCAAGAAGAAGAATGAATCTTCAGTTAAGGCAGCTAAGCGATGATATTGATTACATGGCTAAGCAGCTGCTTACTGAAAACGGTGTTTTACCGGAAGATTACTATAATTCTTCTTATTCTGACATGCAGACGGCACTGGTTTCACGACCACGTGAAGAGCGTGTGGTTGATGCCGGCGAGTTTGCAAGATCTTTGATGAAAGGGGGAAGCTAAATGCCTAAAATCGAAGGTTATACATTTTCAATCGACCTTGATGACCGCGGCGTTGGCCGTAAGTTACAAACAATCAAGCAGGAAGCTTATGCACTGAAGAATGCAATGCGCACCAACTTTGAAGAGATTCGAGCAGGCGAGGGCGTAATGGCAGCATATGCCAATAAGGTTACGGATGCCGAGAATGCAATTAAGGCACAGAATGTGCTTATTGAACGTTTAAGAAAAGAACAGTCGGGGCTTAATACTGACACCGATAAAGGTCAGAAGGCGTGGCTTAGATACGAAAACCAGATCAATGCTGCCAAAAGGGCAATTAACAGTTTGACTGCCCAGCAGGAAAAGGCACGCCAGATTAGTTCTCAAGAGAATCAGCTTCACCTTCAGGCAATACGAAATCTTGAAACGCTGACTAAGAGGACTGACGAAGTCCGCAACGCAACGTCGAGAGTGACGGACATTACCACCTCATATGCTCATGCTCTTGAAACCGAGGGACGGACAAATGAAGCCGCCAGGGCAAAGCTGAAGGGGTTGGAAAGCGTTCGGAAATCACTTGAAATTCAGTTGAAACAGGAAAAATTGCTTCTTCAGGAAACGGCAAGAGTTTCCGGTGAAACCTCAAGTGCATACCAGTCACAGAAGGCAAAGGTCGAGGACCTCACTCTCAGCTACAGACAGAATGAAGCTGAGATCAGGAATCAGATAAAGGTCACGAAAATGTGGCCGGAGCATGCCAGCTTGCCACTTGAAAAATTAAAGAACAAAATTACAAAGATCACTCCGATAGCATTGGCTGCAGCAAGCTCCGTCACTGCAGCAACATCGAGTGTTATCAGCAAGCTTGAAGAAGGTTCGGAGAAGGCGTCTGAACTCAGCAGTCAATACAATGTCATCAAGAATAACCTGGTGACGGGCGGTGAAAGCGTCGTTGAAGCAACCAGGGCGGTTGCAATCATGCAGTCTGACGGAGAGAAATACTCACTGAAATATGGGAAGTCTCAAAAAGATATCGCTGACGCTTATCTGGAACTTGTCAAGCGCGGCTATACAAGCAAACAGGCAATTGGTGCAATGAACACCGAACTTCAAGGTTCCATTGCTTCGGGGGATGATTTCTCCGATGTAGTTGAAGTTGCATCTCAGACGCTTGAAGGATTCGGTATGACCGTTGACAAGAACGGAAAACAGCTCAGTTCTACTAGGGAGATGACGGTGCAGACCAAGAAGGCCGTCAACACCTTGGCCTATTCTGCTGACGTTACGTCAACATCGTTCCAGTCTCTGGGCATCGGGATGTCTTATGTATCGGCTACAGCTCATCAGGCGGGATTCAGTTTGTCTGAAACGGCAAGTGCCATGGGTGTTTTGAGTAATAATGGTTTGGAAGCAGACAAGGCTTTGGTAAAACTGGCCGCTTAGCGAGAAATTGCTTTGAAAAACAACTTTGTTAATTCGGGGAAGACTAAATCATGATATAATAATCTCGAGATGATAAACGTTTTACGGAGGTGATAGCATGTACAAATGGGAAAAAGGCGAGTTTAAATCAGGGTTGATTGCTTTTTTTGCTACAATCGCGGTTGGCATAGTCTTGGAGTGTCACGGGGTTAATATCCCGGGAATTTTAGACGCCATGGGTGTTCTGGTACTTGTTATCGCATTCTTTTTATTGATATCCAAGAGTGTTATCGGCCTATTGCACTGGATATTCGGCGGAAAATGACATGTTGATCCCGAGCCAAGCCCGTCAGAAACGGCGGGAAGGTGTAACGACTAGAAAAAGTAAGCTAAAAATCAAGCGAGTCTCTGAAGGCTCGCTTTTTTCATGCGGAAATTTCCACGAAGGCAAAGCTCCCGCAAGGGATGAAGATATAGTCTGAACTGCATGGAAACATGCAGAAGCAGGGGATAAAGAGCCCTTGCGATAACAATTGGGTACAGGTCTGCGCAAAGTTATCAACTCACTGGTATCTGCCGTTAAGGCAATCGGCAAGAAAAACTCAGTGCTTGATAATCTTGGAATCAAAAAGGAAGAGATGGTTGACGCTAACGGGAATCTCAAATCCATGACAGACATAATGGGAGTGTTGCAGAAACATACCGAGTCCATGGACAAGACTCGAAAGAACGCCGTTTTCAACAGCCTGTTCGGCACGACAGGACAACAGGCGGGCATGATTCTTGCTGAGAATTCTCAAAGATTGGGCGAACTTACTCAGAAGACACAGGAAGCAGCTGACAAGGGCAAGTACGTACAGACACTGTCGGAAAAGAACTCGGAAACAGCTCAGGCTAACAATGAAAAATTCAAGAAGGCATGGGAAGACCTCGAAATCAAATTTGGAGCGGAATTACTGCCGTATATGACTGAGGCAACAAGGAAATTAGGAGATTTATTCGGTCAGAAGGATTTCCGGAAAGATGTCAAAACCATGGCCGAAGGCGTGGGCTTTGTTTCCAAGTTATTTCTAAAGTTTACAACGGCATTGATAGAAAACAGAAGAGCTGTACTGAAAGCTGGAGCTGCCATTTTAGAGTTATTGGCAGTTGATAAAGTTATTAATTTCACTTTGAAATTAAAGGAGCTGGCCACCGTCTTTGGCGGATTCGGGTCTAAGGTTGCAGAAGAGCAGGCAGAAGTAAAGGCGCTCACGCTTGAGTATCAATCTCTTGCCGAGGCGAAGACGCTCGCAAGTAATTCCTATGCTGGTGTCGGAAATTCTGCAGCAGGTGCTGAGAAAAAGATGTCAAAACCAGTTCAAAGTGCGAAAATAGCCGAAGGAATCGAAGAAGGTATTGCGACATCCGGTGTTGTGGAAAATGGGATAGCGAAGAGCACGCAGGCCGCTTCTCGAAGTGTTAAGTTGGCGACGGCGCTTTCGAAATTTGGAACAAAGATAGTTCCATGTATAGGTGCTGGAATTAACGCTCTAAGCGATGGAATGGTATTCTATAATGCTCTCAAAAAAGGTTCTGAAAGTCAGAAGGCAGCAACGGGAATTAAGTTGGCGGGAACCTTGATTGGAACAGGCATAGGAGCGGCCTTCGGTGGCCCGTTTGGTGCAATGTTGGGAAGTCAGATAGGTGGGGTTATTGGCAGCACGTCCATGGCGCAGAAAATCGTCAAGGGACTCAACAATGCAGTTAAGAAAGCTGCAAAGGAGCAGCAGAAACAGATTGCTGAAACCGGCTATGTCACTATGTATGACGGAACCATGGTCAAAGTGGGCAAGGTCAAGGTTGAAAAGAGTTCACTTACCAAAGTGCAGAAGAGCGTATCTGATGATATCCGGAAGTCAATGGACAAGGCGGACCTGTCGGTAATCAAGATGTCGGTCCAGTCTGATAACAAGAGTCTGAATAAAGCCAAGGATACACTTGAGGGTTTCTATGCCTCAATCGCCCGTACTGCTGAAAGGCAGTCGCAAAAGAGGGCGGATGCTGAAAAACGTGCAGTTGAGCAGATGTACAAGCAGCACCAGATCAGCAAAAAACAGTATGAAGAGTACATCAAGGGAATCGATGACGCCGACAAGAAGCGACAGTCCAGTCAGAAGAAGACATATGACAGTCTCATCAAGGCAACAAACAAGTACAACGAAGACCTGAAAACGGCCACTGCCAACGGGCAGGGCAACGTAAACCGGATTACGTACACCTATAACAAGAAGCGTGAGAAACTGGCAAAGGATGAAGCTGAAACTATCAAAGGGGTCAGGGAATCCGGTTATGTCCAGATAAAGGGCAGAACTTACACTGGTGAGGAAGCTGTGAGAAAGGTACAGGAGCAGTTCAAGGCAAAACGGGAGAAGCTTGCCCGGTCTGAGAAGAAGGAACAGGCTGAAATAGCCAGGAATACGGCCACTGAAAAGAAAAAAATTACTGAAAAGTACAATAAAGAGCGGTTGAGCAAACTGCAGTCCTTGTCAAAGTCGATTGCGAAGGAAATGGGCACAAGTTCCAAGCAGCAGAAGGAAATTCTCGATAAACTACGCAAGGACAAGGGCAGAATAAGCGATAACGAAGCACGGGATCTGATTAATAAATCGGCCCGCGAAACTAAAAAGCTAATTGAGCATGCTGAGAAAACGCGCAAGGAAACTGTTGCCAAGGCGCAGCAGACCTACAAAGGCAAAGTGGAACAGTACAGGAGAATGAACAAGGACATTCCAGGCTACACCAAGGATATGATGAACAAGGATATCGCCAATGCCAAATCGGAGCGTGACACTACTGTCAGCGTTGCTAATGAAACAAAGAACAAGATTGTTGGAAGCGCCAAGGCCAAACACAATCAAGTTGTAGATGAAGCCAGAAAGCAGAACAAGTCTGTAAGTCAGAATATTGTAGCTGAAGGCAACAACGGCATTAAATCATATAATGCCTGGGGTGCCGCTGTTCACAACACTCTGAAGTTCTTGTCTGATGCATGGTCATCTGTCGTACACGCATTCGGTGGGGCGTACAAGGGAAATGTCGGCTCATACAGACCGGCGGCAAGAATCAGTTCTTATGCCAACGGTGGTGTTGCACGTACCGGCCTTGCCCTGGTTGGAGAAGCCGGTCCCGAGCTGGTCTACACGCCCTGGAGCAAGTCCGCCAGAATTGTCGGCAGACACGGAGCTGAAGTTGCACCGCTCAATCAAGGAGAACAGGTGCTGAATGCACGTGACACAGCAAGAGTGATGGCCGGCAATTATTCCGGCACTCTTCCGGGCTATGCCACGGGTACGTTCTCACTGTCCGGCTTTATCGGAAGCATTAAGGACAAGGCACTGGACATTGCCGACAGCGTGCTTGACGTCTTGAAGAAACCGGTTAAATGGATTGCCAGAGGATTCAGTCACTGGCCAAGTGTTCAGGCGTTCAGTTTCACTCACACAACATTGATGGATCAGACAAGGAACCTGGCCAAAAAGTCACTGACAAATCCGGTAACACAGGCCTTCAAGAAGCTGCTGAAGAGTTATGATGACAGTGGCACAAATCCAAGCGGGGCTGGTGTAAAGAGATGGGAACCTTATGTCAAGAAGGCGCTGGCTAAGTTGGGGCTCTCCACAAGTAGTGCCATGGTAAGCAAGGTGCTCAGACAAATCAATACGGAATCCGGCGGAAACCCGCATGCTAAACAGCCCGGAGCAGACCCTGACGGAGACGGCTCAGGTCCGGCACTCGGTCTCATGCAGACAAAGCGAAGCACGTTCAATGCATACGCTCTTGCCGGGCACAAGGATATCTGGAATGGATATGACAACATGCTTGCCGGACTGAACTATGCCCGCACGCGATATGGCGCAAGTCTTTCTGCATTAGGAAAAGGACATGGATATGCTAACGGTGGCCTGGTCTCCACTCACGGGGTGTATGAGATGGCCGAGCAAAACCTTCCGGAGATGGTCATTCCACTGGATTTGTCCAAACGGTCAAGAGCATATCAGCTCATGCAGAAATCATTGGACTATTTTGCCCGCACCGATAATCATCAGGGAGTATCCAAAGCCGATGTTGAGTCTGAGAAGTCAAACAACAGACTTGAACAGACTTTGAGCGCAATGCTGACCATGCTGTCTAAGATATTCGGTGCCAGCGAAGAACAGATTGAAGTGCTGCGCATTCTCAGTTCGGGCAATGCTGACAGGCAACTGGCAGATATCGGGCAGAAGCTTGACGCCATTGCCAACAAACAGTTGAGAGTCGACGGCTCCAGTTTTGCCCGCAGCTATGAACAGTACGGATCAGTTGAAAGGAATAGAAGAGATACGATGCTAGGAAGGGGGATGTCGATTGACACAAGAATCTAGACCATATGGTTTCGAATTTGCCGGTCACCACTCGAGCGATTTCGAGCTGGTAGTGCTGGCAGAAAAGACAGTGACAATGCCGTCCAAGCGCAAGTCTCAGCTGCAGTTGCCGTACCGTACGGGATATATCGATTTGAGCGACTTGTACGGCCTCAACACGTACGATGAACGGACAGTGACGTTTCCCTGCCGTCTGCCATACGGCCAGGAGAACCTGTCATTGATGAATCAGAAACTGACGGAACTGATGAATTGGTTGATGAAGCCTACTGGAAAGACACTGCTCAAGGATGATGCCATGCCGGGCTATGCTTTCATGGCCGAAGTTCAGACCGCTCCGACAATCGAAGAAGGTTGGAGTTTTTGCAAGGTGACGGTCGTATTCCAGTGTTATGCTTATCGGCTCAAGCGTTGCTATGACGATGTATGGGACGCGTTCTACTTTAATCTTGATGCAGCCTCTAATTTGGAAGTGACGGTTAACGGTCATGAGAGCATTCTGTTGATAAATACAGGTCATAACCGGGTTCGGTTGACTGTGACCTGCTCCACGGCCATGTCTGCGTCAGTCAATGACCACGTCTTAGCGCTTAAAGCTGGGGATAATGTCAATCCTTACCTGGAGCTGATGCCCGGCGAAAATGTCGTTAACATCGAAGGCACTGGTAAGGTTAAGTTTAAATGGACGGAGGAAGTGCCATGACAAAAGGGTTTAGAATTACGATTCGTGAAGGTTGGAACGGGGCGGAGAAGGTGCTTAACTCGGATATCTTCCCGCATTATCGGCTCGTTTCGGCTGTTTTGTCTAAAAGCACTTCATCTTATGACACGTTCACCTTCACGATTGACCCGACACATGCTTTGTATACTGAAATCGATCCTTACAAGTGTTTTGTAAAAATAACTCGTCCGGACAAGAATGCGACTCTTTTCGAAGGGCGAGTTTTAACGTATACGGATAGCATGGATAGTTCGGGTACGGTTGAAAAGCAAGCTACGTGTGAGGGCTTGGAAGGGTTCCTGCACGACAGCGTACAACCGTGGAGGGAGTTCCATAACACGACGCCAAAGGACTTTCTGCAGTCTCTCATAACCGAGCACAATAAGCAGGTCGAGTCCTACAAGCAGATAACGCTCGGGACGGTCACGGTGACAAATTCAACTGATAATGTATATCGGTTTACTGATGACACGCAGGATACCTGGGCCAACATACAGGACAAGCTTGTCAGCCGGCTGGGCGGCGAGATGAGAATCCGAAATGAAGGCGGAAAACTGTTCCTGGACTATGAACCTGAGATATCATCGGAATGCACGCAGAGAATCGAGCTTTCGCACAACATGGTCTCGAGCTCACGAAACGTTGACCCGACAGAAATCGTAACGGTGCTCAAGCCGCTGGGTGCAACGCAGGAACGTCAGAACAGTGACGGCAGCACCGATGTATCCAGTCCGCATTTGACAATCGCAAGCGTCAACAACGGCAGTGACTATCTGCGCGATGAGGCTTTGATAAATCAGTTTGGCATACACGTCAAAACTGAAACGTGGGAAGACGTAACAACGCCACAGGCTCTGCTTGCAAAAGGCAGGGCTTTTCTTAATGCTCAAAAGGCGATTAAATATCAGCTTCAAGCCGGTTATATCGATTTGTCTTTCCTGGAAGAAACTATCGGGATGATCGAATGCGGGAGTTATGTCAGCATTGTAAATCAACTAGAGGGTCTGTATGCGACGGAACGCATCGTGGCCATGTCGCTTGATTTGTTAGACGTGGCAAACTCAACGTTAACGCTGAGCGATAATCCGATTGATTTGGATACGTATCGATCGCAGAAACGGTCAGAAACCGACGCGCAGAAGGCGCTGATCAACAGATTGATAGTACGTCAATCAAAGAGCAACAAGGAAATTGCTGATCTGTCCAAGCAGAATCAACAATTGTCCGACAATTACAGCAAGCTGTCAAGCGATTATGCCAAACTGTCTGAACGAGTTAAACAGCTTGAAAACAGCGGTGGCAATACCCCGGCTTGGACGTCTGGTAGCAAATTTATTGATTTGTCATCGAACAATGGAAGCCAGGCTCAGTCATGGTATGACAACTTGTATCAATCAGGTGTCAAAGGCCTGATAATCAAGCTGACGGAAGGGTCTGCTGCAGGCAGTGCATATCTCAATCCGCTATTCGATGAGCAGAAGAGCCGAGGCATTGCAGCTAAAATGAAGTTTATCGGTGCATATCACTATTTCTTGGCCGTATCCGTTTCGGATGCGCAAGCTGAAGCGCAGTGGTTCTTGAGCAAACTAAAAGCTAAGGGGATACCGACCAGCGCAGTGGTTTCGTGTGACGTCGAAGATGGGTCGCTTACTAAAGACAAGGCCGCGTTGACTGCTGAGGTGGATGCCTTTTACAAGGTGCTGACCGATGCCGGCTATACGAATACATGCGACTATTCGAGTGCGTCATGGTTCAGCAGCCGCTTTGACAGTCACGCTAAGTATAAATGGATAGCCAGTTGGGGTGCTTCCGCAAAACCTGCGGGAGCCGATGCATGGCAATACACGGACAAGTACAATGGTGCCAGCCTGGACTGCAACTATAGCTACAATCAAATTTTTGTTTAAGGAGGGATAGAATGACAGTCGATTATAGAGATCCAACGCATATCATGCCCACGGATAGTCCTGTTGACCAATCCAAGGTGTCTGAGGCAAATAAAACGTTGGCCAAGTGGCTGCGCCAGAAAATGTATGGCGTTGACGTGAGAGAATCGTTGGCCAGGCTTGCAGAACAGACGTCTGCTGACGTGTATGATGACAGGCAGACGGTTCTTGATTACAAAAATCATGCAAACAACGAGGAGCAAGCGTTGCGCAATTTGGCCAACAAGCTCTCCCAGGAATTCAACAGCATTCTGAATTCCAAAACTGACAATGCCGAAGTCATTAACGCGCGTATCGATGTATCCGGTGCGGTCTATGAGACGCTTAAATCTAGACTGGATTCAATGCAGCTCAATCTCAACACGTTTTACCAAGCAGGACAGGTAGATCCGCAACTGCATATCTTGTGCGTAAAAGACATCGCCACTGATAGCGATAATGTCAGGTCCTCGCCCATGGTGCAGATTACAGGAGGGACCAGTCCCGATGGTGATTTGACGGTGACGTCATCTACACGGCTGAAAATTGACAAGGTAAAGGATGTGTAAATCGTGGCTAAAATCAAAAAAATGATGGAATTGGAAGAAAACGGCGATGAGCAGCAGTTCTTCCCGCAAACGCACGCTGATGCCGTACTGGATTTGCACGAGTATTTAAAAAAATACGTGATACCAGGAGCGGTCAACGGCAAGGACGGCAGAGACGGTACGAACGGGTTAAGCGCATATGACATCGCTGTTATCCAGGGTTTTAAGGGCACGGCGACCGATTGGATCCGCTCCTTGAAAGGCGATAAGGGCGATAAAGGAGACAACGGCGAAGTCGGAGCAACAGGACCTCGTGGCTTAACGGGTGAAACCGGTCCCCAGGGGGTTCAGGGTCCCAAAGGTGATACTGGTGCAACAGGTGCTGCCGGACCAATAGGGTTAACTGGTGGTACCGGCGCACAAGGCCCTCAGGGATTGCCAGGAGCCACCGGACCGCAGGGTATTCAGGGCGTGCAGGGACTCGAAGGTGCTACTGGTCCTAAAGGAGATAAGGGAGATACCGGTTCACAAGGACCACAAGGCGTTAAGGGCGACACAGGAGCAACAGGGACTGCTGGTGCACGTGGGCCTCAAGGTATACAAGGGCTCCAAGGGCCCAAGGGGGAAAGAGGTGATTCCGGTGTCACTGTGCCGGCAAACGGGTTTTTTACGCTGACCGTTGATGCCAACGGGGATTTGTGGGCAGTTTCGAGCGGCAGTGATTCTCCTGAATTCTCGCTCGATTCGGACGGTAATCTGTACTATGTTACAAATGAATGAGGTGAGTGAATGACAAAGACGTTAATCGGCAACATCAAAGGGCCTAAGGGAGCTACTGGTTCACAAGGTCCTCAAGGTGTCAAAGGCGATACGGGAGCTACAGGAGCTACTGGTCCGAGGGGACCACAGGGTATACAGGGTCCGGCTGGGCCGACCCCTACAATCGGAAGCAACGGCAACTGGTTCATCAACGGCACTGACACCAAGAGCCCAAGCCGCGGTGCACAAGGTCCTCAGGGCGTACAGGGCGTGCAGGGTCCGAGAGGCGCAACTGGATCACAGGGGCCGACTGGAGCAACCGGTCCGGCCGGTCCGACACCGACAATCGGATCAAACGGAAATTGGTTCATCAACGGTGTCGATACTAATAAACCTAGTCGAGGGGTACAGGGGCCACAGGGCATTCAAGGACCCAAAGGAGCTACTGGGGCAACAGGTTCACAGGGTCCTCAAGGAATTCAAGGCCCAAAAGGTGCTACGGGAGCAACCGGTGCAACCGGAGCCACAGGTCCAACCGGCCCGCGCGGCCCACAAGGACCAGCCGGGCAAAACGCAACGACAACGGCAAACGCTACGCAGAGAACCAACGGCCTAATGTCGTACACCGACAAAACCAAGTTGGATACTCTGCAAATAGTCAAAATTACTAAGATAAAGGATGTGTAAACTATGACATATATCGCACAATTATCAGATGGATCTAACACGCAGTTTTTCCCGCGAACCAGATGGGATGCGCTGCTTAATGTGCCGTCGTTGGTACAACCTAGTGCGCTTAAAATTACCAGATGGGATAATGCTGTAACGGCTAAAAATGGCTGTGAAATTGCTAGTGGCAGCAGTTTAACGCGCTTAGATTTCGTTAATTTCTCTATACTAACTGTATATGCCTGGATTAAACTACCTAAGTTGGATGTGTGGAAATATGTAGAGGTGGCATCAATCCCTAAGGCTGCTCTTAATGGGTATTCAAAAACGCAAGAACTGACAAGTAAACGTTTTGTTGACGAATTTAAATTAGATTTAGGTATAACTACAAATAGTACTCTAACCGTTTATTCTCGTACGGCAATTGCTTCTGGAAGTGGTTTCCCGTACATGGTATCATACATTCTCTATAATTAAGGAGGAAAATCATGCTAATCTACTATTACGATGAAAACAATACGTATACGCACTCTGACTTAATAGGTGATGATGCGGTCATGCCGGCCAACGCAACTAAAGTTGCTCCTCTTGACGGAAACGGGGCTGGACTGTACGAACCGATTATTTGGCACCCAGAGACCCAAACCTGGACAGGGGCAACGAAAGAGGAATATGATGCGGCTCATCCGGCTGATACAGTAGTTGTGACGCCTACCGCTGACCAGCAGGCACAGGCTCAGCAGATGGTTGCCATGGTCAACTTGACAAACCAGGTTGCCATGCTACAGAAGACGGTTGCGACGCTGATGGTTCAGAATGCAGATTCGAAGGAGGAAACGAAGAATGTATAGTTATGATATCGTAAGTGAATTTTATAAAATGGGCCTTTTCACTAAAGAAAATGTGCAGCTTTTTGTGAAGGTCGGTCTTTTTGCCAAGTCTGACTATGCCAAGATGTTCCCGGAAGATACGGTAACGGCTTAACTAATATGTACGTGGAGGGTGGGAGGATAATAAGATTGAGGTGATAGTTTGATTCATGGGTTATGGGGACTGAGTTGGGGAGAAATCCTCAGCTTAGCTACTCTAATAGGAGTTGTTACGACTGCGTTGAGCAAGCTGCTCAAAAAGGGAATGTCAGACGTATTGTCGCCGCTTAGGATGTCACTAAATGAGCTTAACGACAATTTAAAGACGCTGAATTCCAATTTCCACAAGCAGGAAGTTGAAATCGACAAGATTAATGACGATTTAAGACGTCATGATCTCAAATTGGTTGAGCATGAAACTGAAATCCATGCGCTTAAGGAGGAATCTAAAAATGGTTGATAAAATTAAGAAAGCATTGTACAACGCAGATGGTACGCTTAACAAGACGGTGTTGGTTGCGCTTGTTTCTGCTATTTTGTTGTTAGTACAGCAACTGGCTCAGATTATTGGACTGGATTTGACGGGAAAAATTGCATCAGCACAGGACTGCATCAATACAGTACTGACTATCCTAACAATTCTTGGTGTTGTATCGGTGCCAAAGGACGGTGCAACGA